GCAGATTCGGAGGGAGATCCTCTTACTCTGGCTATTCAAAGAACAGCAACCTTTACGAGGCGCAAAATTTTTATCGTTTCAACTCCGACGATTCAGGGATTATCAAGGATTGAGAAAGAATTCAGTGAGACGGATCAAAGATATTATTTTGTGCCGTGTCCGTTCTGTGACGGCTATCAAACGCTGAAGTGGGAGAACATTCACTATGATCAAATTGATTCTAAAGTGTCTTATGTTTGTGAATTTTGTAAAGAACATATTGATGAGCGATACAAAACGGAAATGCTCCGAAAAGGAGAATGGCGACCGCAACGGCAACATGATGTTGCATTCAAAAGTTCGCTCCGCGAGGAAGAAAAACATCAATCACAGCCAGAGATAACTTACCCGCCGGGAGGGCAAAAAAAGCCAGCGGGGGCTCCCCGCAGTTGCGGATTCCATTTAAGTTCGTTGTATTCCCCGGTTGGCTGGATGAGTTGGGAAACCTGCTATCACAATTACGAATCAGCGAAAAAAGATGATCAATTACTGAAAGCATGGACGAATACGACCTTGGGTCTGCCTTGGGAAGAAAAAGGCGATGTGCCGGATTGGGGTTTGCTGTTTGATCGAAGAGAAAGCTATAAAATCGGTCGAGTACCAAGAGGCGGATACGTTCTCACTGCCGGTGTTGATGTTCAAAATGATCGAATTGAGCTGGAAATCGTTGCTTGGGGCAAGGATCACGAAAATTGGTCAGTTGATTATCGAGTGATTTACGGGAATCCAACAACTCAAGCTCCGTGGAACAAATTATCGGAAATTCTGAACGAAGAGTTTGAATCCGAAGACGGAGTTTATCGAAAAATCAACATGATGGCGGTAGATTCGGGATTTGCAACACAGCATGTCTACGATTGGGTGAGGAAGCAGCCGATTCACAATGTCATGGCTGTAAAAGGAGTTGATAATTCTCTGGTTTCACTGAATGCTCCGACTAAAGTCGACGTAAATAAGCACGGAAAAAAGATAGCCAACGGAGTGAGATTGTGGAAGGTTGGAGTTTCTCTCTTAAAGAGCGAATTCTACGGTTGGCTCAAGACTGAATCCGTAAGAGAATCCTCAAATTCCCTGTCCGGAGGACAAACATCGCCCGCGGTGGCTCACCGCTGTCATTTTCCGGAGTATAACACGGAATATTTCAAACAAATCACTGCAGAACAGTTGGTCACCAAGATTGTCAGAGGATATCCAAAAAGAGAATGGAAGAAAATTCGAGATCGCAACGAAGCCTTAGATTGCAGGATTTACGCAAGAGCAGCCGCAATAGCTTTGGGAATCGATCGTTGGTCAGATCAGAAATGGCAGCAAATTATGGAACTGAGTAACCCGGAGGAAAAACCGAAGGTTACAAGAAGAGTTAAAAAAATTAGGAGCAGTTTTCTGTGATAAGTGACAGCGAAAAATTAGAAATCATAGAGAAAGCTATTCTGGAATTACAGTCAGGAAAGCGTGTGACTTCAGTGACTTACGGCGATGTACACGTCCAGTATGCCGGAGCAGATTTAGAGCAATTGCTCAAATTACGGAGTCAGATCAAAGCTAATCTCAAAACTTCAAGTAAAAGGCAGATCGTTTTTACGACATCCAAGGGAGTGGAATGATAAAAATAGCAGATTTGTATGCCGGGATCGGAGGAATCCGACTTGGTTTCGAACAAGCGTTCGGAAAAGAAAACGTTGATTGCGTCTTTACGAGCGAAATCGATAAGCATGCGGTCACGACATATAGCGCAAATTTCGGAAACGAAAATATTTTCGGAGATATCAGGGGTATTTCAGAAACGGAGATACCTGATCACGATATTCTATTGGCAGGGTTTCCATGTCAGCCGTTTTCAAATGCGGGATTAAAAAAAGGATTCAATGACGAACGAGGTCAGGCGTTCTTTGAAATCGAAAGAATTTTAAAAGCGAAAAAGCCAAAATTATTTCTGCTTGAAAACGTTCCGAATCTCAAAGGAATAAACAACGGAGAAATTTTTCAGCTGATATTAGAGCGTTTAAAGCATCTCGGATACAAAGTTAATTATGAGATTTTAAGCGGAAAAGATTTCGGTGTACCGCAAAACAGGCGGCGACTGTATATCGTCGGGCATTTAGATCAAAGCAAGGACTTTGAATTTCCGAAGCCGTCGGGAATAGAGACGCATATTTCAGATATAGTTGAGGAAAACGTCAACGAGAGCTACTGCCTGTCGGATCACCGATGGACGCACATTCAAGAAAGAATGAAATTCGGATCAACAGGGTGGTGTTCGTATAAAATCTTCGATGAAACAGAACCATATACGGTTACATTAGTTGCTCGATATCTGAGTCATCCTGAAAAGATTTTATTGAATCATCCGATGGGTAATCCAAGAAGATTAACTGAAAGGGAATGCGCGCGATTGCAAGGATTTCCCGATTATTTCGTGATTAATAAAGTTCCGAAAACACAGATTTACAAGCAACTGGGGAACAGTGTTTGTGTTCCTGTGATTAAAGCAATTGCCGAACAAATCAAAAAGACTTTTTTTGAAGTGAGATGATGAAAATTTTCAATTCGATTGCAAATCTGTTCAAGAAAAAAGCCCAAACTCCCTACGACGGAGCGGGACACGGCAAGCGATTGAACAATTGGTATCCTACGGGATCATCAATCAACTCAATTTTGGACTCAAATTTAAGCACATTGAGAATCCGATCGCACGATATTATCAGAAAGAATCCATACGCGGCAAATGCTGTTGAAGCGATAGTATCAAATTGTATCGGAACAGGAATTAAGCCTCAATCTAAAGCAAGAGACGCAGATTTTCGAAAAAGGATTCAAGAACTATGGCTTCAGTGGACTGACGAAGCGGATGTCGCCGGTATTTGCGACTTTTATGGCTTACAAGCCCTTGTACTTCGAAGTGTTATCGAATGCGGTGAGTGTTTCGTAAGGATAAAAACCGATCGAAAGAATGGCACAGTACCACTCAAATTACAGGTTCTGGAAGCCGAGCATTTAGATGCGAGCAAGGATTATCCTCTGCCGAACGGACACATTATAAAGTCAGGGATTGAATTTGATAAATCTGGGAAGAAGGTAGCGTACTACTTATATAGGGAGCATCCGGGAGACTCTTGCAGAGGGCACTCCTGCGGAGGGCGTGAATCTATTCGAGTTCCGGCAAATGAAATTTTACATATATATAAGCCACTTCGTCCCGGACAAATTCGCGGTGAACCTTGGTTATCAAATGTTCTTTTGAAGCTGCACGAACTCGACCAATACGAAGATGCCGAACTTGTGCGAAAGAAAACAGCGGCAATGTTCGCAGGGTTTGTAACTCGGCTTGATCCTGACTCTGAAATCTTTAAACAAGAAGAAGGCTCTGATTTGTACGGCTTAGAGCCAGGCACAATGCAATTTCTCGATCCGGGAGAAGATATTAAGTTTTCTACTCCGGCAGATGTTGGAAGCACCTATGAGATCTTCATCAAACAGCAACTGCGAGCAATTTCCGTTGGCTTGGGAATCACCTATGAGCAACTGACGGGAGACTTATCTGGAGTAAATTACTCCTCGATTCGTGCCGGATTGCTTGAATTCCGTCGCCGATGCACAGCATTACAACACAATCTGATTGTGTATCAGTTTTGTCGACCGATTTGGAACAAATGGATTGAGCTGGCAATTCTGGCTGATGCAATCAAGATACCAAACGATAAGAACTTCGCTGCTGTGAAGTGGATTCCGCAAGGTTTCGCATGGGTTGATCCTCTGAAGGAACAGAAAGCACAAATGAACGCGGTAAGATGCGGATTTAAATCACGAGCGGAGGTAGTTTCGGAGCTTGGCTACGACGTAGAAGAAATTGACGAAGAAATCAAAAACGATAATGAAAGAGCTCAAAAGATGGGCTTGAAATTTGATTCCGTATTAGATGGAGAAAGTGATGATACGAGTGACGAATAGACCTTTATTGGTGGCATCAGAATATCTTGAACCAACCCTAAATTTTGATTGGATTCCGAAGGGAACATTTGTACTCCCTGAGTATTCAATTGATAACGGCGTAGCTGTAATTCCAGTCTACGGTCTACTGACAAAAAGGAGTGAGAGATTTTATTACACCACGAATTATGACGATATCTACCTGTCGATTTCTAAGGCTTTACATGACGATAAAGTTGAGTCGCTT